CATCCCCAATAAGATATTGTTTATCTGATGCAAATACAAAGTTCTTTGAGTTACGGACATGAAAGTAATTCCTAGCTAACATAGCCCCTGCTTTGTAAGAGAAACCTTTACGTCTGGCTTTTAATATAACCATATGTTTATTCTCTTTTCTGCAGTTATCTATTGCAGTAAAGTACTCGTAATCCCCATCATAAAATGCAGGGAATGTCCTCTCCCTTTTAGATATTGTAGTCCCGTCTTCTAACTCCTCATCTATAGCCCTATCAATTGGGCAATAATTTAAGTAGAAGTAATGATACCCTGATATTTTAACCCCGTTTACCTCATACCCATATAAACATCTATGTTGCTCTGTATCCCAAAAAGTATAGTACTCTTTAGTCCCTGGGAGGCTGTCGGTATAGTATCCCTGCTTTAGATATAATTTAGCAGAAGGGGAGAATAACTCTGTATTAGTAAATTTAATCTTATTCACTGTACTTATTAGTCTTTACCCCTCCCCTATTTGGGTTATCTTTAGCTTGTTGCTTTTGAACTAACTCTTCCAGTCTGTCTAATCCTTCAATTACCTCCCCAATTTTAGATAAGTTAGCAACTAAATCTTTTGCTTGATAAAGTAGCTTTCCGTTCTCATCCATAGCCGTGAGATCGATATCTTTGAAGTATTTCTCTAGTTTATTTACTGCAGACCTAGCTGATTTAAGTAATTTAACAGCATGAGTTTCTGATAACTCTCTATACTTAGTCAGTCCTGCATGCAGAAGTGGGGTAGACTTTACTTTTAATTCAGATAGTAGCTTATCTCTCCTCTCTTCTTCATCATAAGCTGCATAACTTGACCTATGATCTGCATAAAAGTAGATAAACGCCAGCTCTTTCACACTTAACTTCTCAAACTCTGTGATAGTCAAGGCATAAGGGGATGGGATAACTACATTATTACTTACTGTTAGCAAGTCTTTCATTTTTCTTTCTAGTTTTCTCGTTTAAATGGGCTATTCTCCCCTTTTTTGCATGAAATTTCCCAAAATATTGCAGCCTTACAGATTGAAAATCCCCACTTTTCATAATTTTAGCTACGTATTTGAACTGATAAAATATAATCTCCTCAACTTTCTGCAGAGGAAGGTTATATTTAGTAGCCAGTTTCTGAATTATAATCTTCTCTTGGGTCATTCGTTGGCTTTTTAATAGTTACAGGCTTTCCCTCCTCCCCAATTGTAAGCTTCTCCCATCTTGGGGGAGTATCAGGGCAGTAATCTGTCACTCTGTAGGCTTTACTTTCTACTGGGCACCCACAAAGAGAGCATCTTTTGTTCTCATTTAAGTGTGGGCACTCGTGACAAGCTTGTAATCTATTACGATATTGCTCTTCTGTAGTGATTTTCATCCCGTTAGCAATGTGTTTAGCTGATGAAATAGCATAATTTGCCATCATCTGCAAAAAAGAAGGTAATTTTTTATCCATGTTATAATAAGTAAGTTACATCTATTCCTCTATATTTTCCAGTTGGGGACTGTATTACAGCTATTATCATATTGTTATCCTCTAAATTAAATATGCTGATAACATCTGTTGGGAGAATCTCAAAGTCCATTATTTGACTGTTATTTGATAGTTATTATGATTTGACAATTCTCTTTTTTTAAGCCAGGGAATAATACATACCCATCTTTAGACTTAACAATAGCTTTTTTATCTTTAAGTCTTTTGACATAGTTATTCAGAGTATTGTAATCTTTGATATTTAATATTTTAGAGACTTTCTTTTTATTCTCTGAAGAGCATAGATTAACCGTCTCCCCATGATCTACAAGAGCTGCAAGTACTGACATCTCCATAGAAGTCATATTAAATATCCCGTTAAATACTTGAATAAACTTTTTAGTTGAGTCTACAGTTATATTAAATTTCCTCATCTTCTAAGTTATTAAGTTCTATTTTAGCTTTTCCGTCTATTAAATGAATCTTACAGCTTTTAGAGTAAGAGTTAAACTCTGTAACATAATCCATAATAGATTCCCTAGTGCACAAGAATGACAGAAAAACTTCAATCTCTTTAGCAGCTTTTATAACCTGCTTTTTTAACTCTATTGATGATGTATTCCCTGATTTAAGTTCTTCGTAGTCTTGTAATGAAATAGTTACACTACCTGTCATAGAATCCCCATTATCATAAATTCGTTAACTGCTACATATTCCACCCCATCAATGGTCAATATAACCCCAGATGTTTCAGGGTGTACGTAGACAGTGTCTCCTTCTTTAACCTGTTTACATTCAGGTCCAGCTTTGACTACTTTTAAGATATTGGTTTTTAAAGAATCTGCAGCTTGCTCTGATAAGATAATCCCGCTGTCAGTAATTGTTTTAGTTGGGAGTGGGAGTACAACCCAGTCTCTAGTTGGGGTAAAATTCATAATGTTTTAATTTGCTAATGCAAATATAAAACATTTCTTTATATAACAAAAAAAATTATTTACTCCTCGTCATTAAATAATGACTTAATCCAGGCAGGAAGAGTAATTGTGATAATAGTTAAAGCCTCATCAAATATCCCATTTATCTTATTTATAGCCTTCTTAGTCCACTCATTATGCATGTAAGTGTCTACTGTAAGATAGATTAAAAACAAAATAATTGCTATTACGAATATCAATATCATATCCCAAAGATAATATAAATTAGAAAGCGGCAAAGTAAATTGTTGATAAAGTTAATCCTACCACCCCTATACTTAGAACTGTATTCTTAAGTTTGAGGATAGTTATCTGCTTATTAGCAAACTTTAATTCCTGCTCTAGCATATCATACTGAAAGCATTTATTATTATAAGCATCCTGAAGAGAACTCAGCGCTTCATTCTTAAGTAAGATTACTTTATTTAACTCTTCAGTCTTCTTCTGCTCAAGCTTATAAAGCTGGTTAAGGGAAGCACTAGTCTTACTCCAATACAGCATTGCTGCATGGTCAAGGTTTACCAGTTGTATCTGGTAAGGGGAGAGACAGAAAGTAGAATCCTGATTTGTAGAGGGAGTCTGACTCCTTAAGACTTGATTGAAGCTGAGAGTTGAGAGACTTAGAGTCAGAATTAAGTATGTTATAAATCTTTTCATGGTAATGTTTATTTACAATAGTTTGAGAGGTTTTGATTTTAGATTGAGCTATAGATAGTGAGTCTACTAAGTTTAGTATAGAGTCTGCTTTTATATTAGACTGCTGAACTATTTTAAGTAGAGAGTCGTTGGTAATATCTAGTTTAGTTTTAGTTCTGCCTTTGTAGTAATTGCATGTGATTACGGTCCCTATAGTTATCAATGCTATAAGTGCTAACACGGCTGCTGTAAAGTTTCTTTTTGTTTTTTCCATCTTGTTATGTGTGTATTCTTACTTAACGGTCTAATCTTTTTGTATACTCCATCCCCAGTCCTAGAATCTCTAGTACCTGCATCATTAGTGTTTCCTTCTATGGAAACTAGTGACGATTGTTTAATCTCAATAACTATACCAGTGTGCCCAATTCCCTTGTATCTCCCAGGATTATTTTTAAACTTATCGTATGATAACGAGAGAATAAGTACATCGTCTGTAGAGTATGTATTCTTAAACTCTTTGTCAGTATATATAACATCCTGTCTGTTGTAACTAGATGGGGACCATCCTGAGATAGTGTGTTGGACTGAGCATTTATTCAAGACCAACTTAACAAAGTATGAGCACCAAGCTTGTCCTTTTATCCATCCTACAGACCTCATATCTTTCTCAAATAAAGAGTCGGAGAAACCTTGATTGTTCCCCCCTCTCTCCATAATCCCTTTGTAAGCTAAACTCTGAGAGATTACGCAGTTGCTGACATTACTAGCCAGAGGATTACAAGGAATGCTGAGAATAATCCAAAGTAGACAATAAGATATAATTTTATTCTTTCCCATACTGATAAGCTAACAATTTTTTCTTTAAGTTCTTGAGAATAAAAGAATCTTTGTAACCCTCTAAAGTTAAAGTTAATTCCTAGGAATACTATAAAGTTTGCAAATACTAGTATCAACCCTGAAAGTATAACTTGTTGTAAATACTCTATAGATATTAACGGATCCCCAAAGTACTTAAGACTTAGTGACCCTGCTAAGAAGAACCCTAAGAAAGCTAGTGGGATAGACCATACCCCATCAAATAGCTGTAGTTTGTAAAGTAATCTTTTAATCATTTACAATCGTTCTTTTTATTTCACCGCCACACGTTTGTTCTTCAACTGTTACCCCACACAGTACGCCTTCTACGATTCCATCTTGGAGGTATGGAGCGTCTTGTGTTCCGACTTCAATCCCACATTTAATGCATGATAATATTGCTTTCATAGTTTATGATGTATATGTACAAGTTCCTCCTGCTCCCCCTGTTGAACCAGTAGCAGTTGTAGGAATAGCAGGAGTGGTTCCTGCATTTGTTAAACCATTTACTTGAGTTATAGTTCCGTTAGAAATTCTAATAACTGTTATTCTTCCTCCACTTCCCCCTACTCCACCTTGACCTCCAATTCCAGTACCT